ACGCTGTGTGTCTAGTCCGACAAGGCGATAGAACGCCGAGGGGCTTCGATCAGCAATACCACGAAGATCGACCAGTGACATACCTAGTTCACGGGCCTTCTGGTTGAGTAGAATTTGGGCGTCACCACCCCAAGTTACTTTAAGTGCATCGGCTACCTTTTCACGGTTGGCCTTTACAGTTCGCTCGGTTTCCGTTTCCGAAAGGAGCTTGGTGACAATGTCTTTTAGTTTGGAGTCGTCAATCGTGTTCTCGTGGTTTTCCAGATTTTGGTTATTCTGTCCATCGGAGCGATTTGAATTGAACTCCTGCTTGATCTGTGCCATTACAGATTCCAACGTTTGAGAAGTACTCTGCTTACCTCGGAGCTCTGCGTTCTCAGCCTTAAGCTGTTCGATGAACTGATCACTCTTTAGTTTGGCTTTTGCAAGCTCTTCTACCGATTTGAATCGGCCAGTCGGGCCTACGAGGGTGTCAAGCAAGTCGGCATCATCGGTTCCTTGATCGAGGTCGTTGATGTCAAGCTCGTCGAAGAGGTCATCTTCCACTGTTTATTCCTTTGTTAAATGGTCGGTTAACTTGTATAGTTCTTGGTACGCATGACGCATACCGTTAAGGTGAGCCTGTTTGTAGGCCCACGATGCGTTGTCATAGACAGCTAAGGAAGCTTCCATACGTTCAATCTGTGCTACTTGCTTATCTAAAATCTCTTTCAGACGAGAGAGTAGGAAGATGTTATTACGGACGTTGTCTTCTGTACGCTGTCTATCTTCCCCCTTGTCGTTGCCGAGCCAAAGGGTATTGAGTTCAGGTTTAGCCAAGATTTAGGTCTCCCCCTGAAACTGGTTGGTCACCGCTGTGATCGTCAGGAGTCAGGCCCGCTGGGGCATCTGCTTCCATGGCTACTTCTTCAGTGTGTGCGTTTGCTAACTTCTGGGCGTCTGCTTGTTCGGACAATCTGATGAACGGTTCGACAAGGCTATAGTCACCAATTTCCAAAGCTTCTTCAACGAGCCGTGCAAGACGGATACCGGAGAAGTGGACAGAGACAGCTTGGTCTTGTCCAAGTGGGCTTTGGAAGAAGTTACTTAGGTTCTGTATCAATTCGGCTTTCTCTGCAAAGTGTCTTGCACCGACGGGCTTAAGACGCCCATTAGCACTCAAGTCTTGTGCAGTAACCTGTTTGAAGTTTGTCCCACGGAACTCGTCGTCAATGACACGAATCGTCGTAGCGTCCAAGTACTTCTGAGCATACACCAACATTGCGTTGAGTAGGGGCTCAAGGAAGTGTTCTTCGAACTCTCTAATCTTCGATTGGAAGATTCGGGAAGCAGCGTTTTCGAGGCGCTGAACTTCATACATAGTCTTTTCGCCGGGAGTACGGACACCCATAGCTTCTTTAGGTGCACCCGCCATCTCTTCCATACGCTGTTCAATCGAGTTAATCTCGATATTAACCTGAAGTGCATTGACATCAGGTGACAGCAGCTCAACTTGACCATCTTGATCTAGATAGATGCGCTCAAGGGGTCCCCACGTAAATTCGTTGACATTACCCTTAATTGCTAGCGGTGGGTAAGTAACAAGGTCGAGAATATCACTTTTCATATTCTCAACGTGGTCTAGGCGGTATTGAAGTCCGACTAGGTTATCGAGAGGCCCCATCGCCCATAGGTTGTCCTGACGAATACGCCAGCCAGCATGGAAAACAGGAATCTCGGGAAGAGGGTAGGAATGTGGACGCTTAAGAATAATCTTAGCGCGGTCCATTACAACAATGATATGGTTCTTGAGGACTGTACCATCTTCATCGTTGTAAAAATCACCTTGGAAAGTCAGTAGTTCGACGTACTGGCTACCAAGATAACCCAGATAGTTATCGAAACCATCGACAGAAAGATAGGCATCCTTGGCTTCCCAAGAACCACCAGCCACCGTATGGCGGCAATCCATCATATGGTTCCACACACCTTCGGCAATAGCTTTGTCATCAGGTGTGATGCTCATTCGATCCAATGCCTCTTTGGCTTCACCACGAGTCATAAGAGATCGAGTAATCTTTGGTGTCTCCCTGAAGGAGCTTGCAATCGGGTTGAAGACAATGTCGAGGGGACTAATGCGTACAGGCCTTGGCCCAACGAACCCAGCTCGAATGACTCCTGAAGAGTCTTTACTTGTCTGATCAACCCACTCTACAGTAGCAAAGGTGTTACCAGTATCAATCCAGTCCAGAAGGCACTTAGTGACGCTCTGTTTGAAGTGAGGCTGGCTAATAGCCCAAGTCATGTAGTCTTTGATTGCACTCTTCTTACGCTTTGTTTCGTCCTTCTTGTCGTCACCTTCCCAGTCGAGCCAACGCTTCTTCGGGAAGAGAGTGGCCATATAGTTAGCCAAGAGGTTGTCACGAATCTGACAAAGCTTAGGGAGTGTAGTCTTGTTGCTCCAAGGGTTCTTAGAATTAGACGTATGGGTTGTGTCCGTGGCTACAATGTAACGACGTACTTCATCCCAGTCTGCCTTCTTAGATTGGCGCTTGTTATCCCACTCCATCCAAGTATTAGCAATTGACACTGCCATCTGATCTGGAGTAAGGATATTTGTAATGTCGAGGGTTCTGCCAGCCACTATTGAATCCCACCAAATCTCTGGTTGTACATACCTTCAAACCGAGGGCGTACGTTCAGTCCGCTGAAGGTAGGGGCGACACAACAATCTACTGCGATAGTCAGACAATCTTTTACGTCGTCATGTGCAGGGTTCTGTTGTACAAGCTCTTCTTCTAGGATTGAACAGTTGCCACCTTTGAAGTGGTATATCTGTCTGTTCTCATACTTTGGGTACAGGGTAGCGGCAATGCGCTCTTCCTTGTTACCTTGTTTAGCTGTAGGCCTGTGGTCTTCAATAATGAGAGAAAGGCCAAGAGGCTTAACATAGTTCTCTTTGATATCTCTTACGATGACTTGCTGAGCAACTGTAGTTTCTGCTCGGAGTCTTCGAAAGCCCCACTTCTGATGCAGACGCAGGATAGTATCAAAGTATTCCTTAATACGATCTGTCTTGAAGCGTTCAATGTCCAGAACGTAGTAGTTATTCAAGTGGTCAATGCCCACAACGACAACAGCCGTGTAGTCAGCTCGTTTGGCCAAACTAAATGCAAAGTCTACTCCAGCAAAGACATTAAGACGCCGACCGTTATATAGAAGGTAGCCGTCTCTGCGATCCAATAGCTTTGGATTATAGTACTGAAATAGCTCTGGGTTAATTGGGCTTGAAGAAGCATCATTTGGGTCATTGTAGTACTGGGCCCTAAACTGTGTCTTATCGTGATACTGGGCTTTCTTCTTGGCTAAGACTTCTGCATTGAAGCCAAACCAAATACCATCCTTACGCTGCATACGAGGCCACAGGAAAGAACCTGTACCATCGCCTCTGTCTTCTACCTCTCTTTCGAAAGTCTCGTACAGAGGGTCTGCACCTTGGATGTTACCATTACCATCAAATGTCTCAACAATAGTACTCATGAATGTATTGTACAGATCGAGTGGATGGTACCGAGTGCCGACAGCCCATACTTGACCATCAGCTCCTTGAATTGACGCCAAGAGAGACACTTGAGCCTCAACCTTGGCGCGGCCATCTTCTGTAACGGCATTCTCACGAACCACCACGTCGTCGAAAACGGCAACGTCACAGTGAAGGCCAGTAATGCCAGTTGTTAGGCCGGCAGTGAAGATTGTGCTGTCACGAACCGTTTCGGCAGCTCGTTTAGGATGATCAACAGAGATTTCAGTCTCAGTCCACTTCTCTCTTTTACTTTCTTCTTCGTTGACCATCTCTGGCCAATAACGACGATAAATCTTGGAAGTCAGGATGTCCTTAATAAACTTAAGCTGTTTGACTGCCAAACCAGAAGTAGAAGAGATGTAGATAATACGAGATGCAGGGTTACGAGTGATGTGCCATGCTACTCGATAAGCAATCATGGCGCTCTTGCCGTGGTCTCGTG